CATTATGCTTACCTTGAAGTATTTTCTGGTAGCAATAATAGCATTGATGCTTTCCAGGGTAACGGGCAGGATGACAATTATATTAGAGCTATTATGGGTTCCGGATCAGATAACAACGATCTCAGAGTATGGCAAGGCAAACATGCCGACGGCACAACAGATTCAGACGAAGTAGGAGACCACGAAGCATACTGGACTGTGACTGGAGATAATAATTCGTTAGCAAGTTATCAAACAGATACAAACAGATCAGGCGGCGGAGCAGGACATCATTTAGCAAATATTATTACTGGCGATAGTAATAGTGTAGAGCATACACAAATGGGCAAAGCAGGACACGATGGCTTTATAGAAATAGGCGGTGATAATAACACCGTAGACTTATATCAACGAGGCAACGGTGGTGTTAAATGGGCAGACATTGTGTTAGATGGTGATGGACATAGTGTTGATGTTAACCAACGAGGCAGCAATAACGCAACAGCAACCATAGATTTAACATACGGTACTGGTGCTTACACACTTGACTTAATACAAAACATGACATCATCAGCAGGCACTTACAGCATCACAGGTATATGTTTTAACACAGCAGGGTGTTCAATAACAGTGAATGGTAGCAACTAGGAATAGGATGGCACATAACAAAGAAATAGTAGAACTAGTACCATATTCGTTTAATAAGGACTTTATATTAGTTTGTTCTATAGGCTTAAACATAGGCTTTGCAATAGGATTACTTCTAATCTAAGATAACTTGCCTTTATATAAGGTAAATACTATTGTAATATGCATGCCGCATGTTACAACAAACTAAGGAGAACCTTATGAATAGACTATTCACTATTCTAGCAGGTCTCAGTTTGGTGGTATTTTTACCGTCATGTGCATCAGTTGGTGCAGTTATTGAAGGTGGTAAAGAGTTCACAACCGGCGTAGTAGATGGATCTGTTAATGCCGTTTCGACTGTAAGTCAAGCGGTTTTAAAAGATGCTTCTAGCATAGCAACTACAGCAGCGGAAGCAGCTAGTGGTGTTATAGAAACTGTAGAACAGGAAGTCGATAAACAAACTGACGAATTGCAAGAACCAAAAAAGGACTAAGCCTTTTGTCTCCACGAAAGGAGAAGAAGGCAGATAATGAGAGCGATATAAAAATGTTAATTCAACAAATCAAAAAATATTGTTCTGAAAATCCTCAGGAGTGCGAGTAAGGTGAAAGCGGCAATGATAATAGCATCGTTGTCGCTTTTATTTTTTAGTACAAATGCCCTCAGTTTAACATTAACTCAAAAACAACTTATATACGCAGGTAATTATTGTTGCTACAGTGAAGAAACAATAAACGGCGTACTATTAGAACAGTACAAAGATATGCCTAAGCATCTCACCCACCCTAAACTTGATTTAGACTTTACATTCGAACGAGCTGATAATGTGCAATGGACAATATTTTTTACATTACAATTATTAGATGTATACACAACTAAAGAGGCATTAAAATTTGACTGTGTAGAAGAATTAAATCCCTTATTAGGCAAACGACCTTCAACAGAAGAAATAATATTTCTAAAGTTAATATTACTAGGTCCTGCATTATATTCACAATGGCGTGATATTCAAAACAACGACTTATACGCACCAAATTTTATAATGGCTCATGTGATTGCAAATAACTATGATGTGCTATCCGAAGCCAGAAATAACTGCAATAGAATACGATAAATATTGATATGAAATGGTTATACAGCGGCTGGGCCGTAGCAATATCTATAGTATTACTTACAGCTCTCAAAGTTGCTGACCCAACACCAGTTCAAAGTCTGCGTTCACAGACATTCGATTACTACCAACAATTAGATGAAGTTAAACAAAGTAACGAAGTTGTAGTAATAAACATTGGCGAAAAAAGCCTACAACAGTGGGGACAATGGCCATGGCCAAGACAGAATTTTGCACAACTAATATCAGACCTGAGAAACAAGAATGCAGGAATGATAGGGCTAACAGTGATGTTTCCGGAGACGGACCGGTTTGGAGGAGATCCAGTACTTTCCAGTTGGATGAAAGACAACGGCATAGTTTTATCCCAAACCCCATCTTCCAGAGGAGTAAAGAGTACAGGTCCGCACATTGGTACAGGAACGATAGGCCCAGTACCCGCTACCAACTACTTGCTGACATGGCCGAATCTCGTAACGAATATTGAACCACTAGAAAGTGTAGCCGCAGGTATTGGAGTAGTAGCAAGTGCTCCTCAGCCTGATAACCAAACAAGAACTTACCCACTAGCGATTGGAGTAGAGGGAAAGATATATCCTAGTTTTGCTATTGAGATGTTAAGGACTTATACACAAAAACCTAGTTACATTTTAAAGACTAGTGAAATAGGAATACAAGAGTTTGCAGTACCACCCTTTGAACCAATAGTAACAACACCAAATGGTACAGCATATATACGATTTAATAACACTTTTGAAGAACACGAATATGTAGATGCGAGTGAACTGCCTAACTTAGGCGGAAAGTTCGTTATTGTGGGTGTGAGTGCAGAAGGCGTTGCCAATCCGGTACCCACACCTAGAGGCAACGTACTACCACAGCAAATACAAGCGTCTATGCTACAGAATTTTATAGACGGGAGTAACATTACCAGATCTGAATTATCGTTGCTTACAGAGCTTCTGTGTGCGTTGTTGAGCATGATATTAATTGCTTTAGCAATATATAAGTTGCCTATATGGGCAGGATTAGTAACTACAGTCACTATTATAGGCGGAATTGTATATTATAGTGTACATTCTTATACAGCAAACTTAGTTTTATTTGATGCTACTTTTCCTGCAATAAGTGCATTCTTAATCTTTACACAGGCAAGTTTTAATAACTTTTGGATACAGTTTAAACTACGAGCAGAAATACAGAAACAATTTGCTGGATATGCCTCTCCTACAGTTGTTAGAATGTTGCAAGAAAATCCAGACTTAATTAAACAAGGTATGAAAAAAGAAGTTAGTATATGCTTCTCAGATTTGCGTGGCTTCACCCCACTAGGAGAAAGTTTTGGTGATGATGTTCAAGGACTAACAAAAATAATGAATGGTTACATGGATGCCATTACACAGCCTATACTTGATGCAGACGGAATGGTTATTAAGTATATTGGCGATGCAAGTATGCACATACACAATGCACCAATGGACGACCCAGATCATCCTGCAAGTGCTGTGAACACAGGATTACTAATGCTTAGAGCAGTAGAGGAATTCAATGATAAAATTGTTAAAGAAGGTAGACCGCCAGTTGGTATGGGTGCTGGTATTAATACTGGGCTCGGTTATATTGGGGAGATGGGCTCCACTGCCAGACATTCATATGACATACTCGGAGACGCAGTTAGTACTGCCGCGAGAATAGAAAGTAAGTGTAAGGAATATGGTTGCTTGTTGTTAGTGGGAGGAGACACTTACAAGCACACACATAATAAATTCTTTTATCTTAAAGTAGATGACCTAGCAGTAAAAGGAAAGACTGTGGGCATCGAAATATACACAGTACTTGATATTAAAGTAGGCAAGTATGCAAAAGCAAGACAAATGCACGAAGATATGCACATGCAATATCGTAAACAAAACTTTAATAAAGCAATTGTATTATGTGAGCAACTACACGATGCCTTTGAAGGTAAGATGAAAGGTTATTATGATATGTGGATTGAGCGTTGCGAATTTCAAAAGACTCAAACACTGCCTAAAGATTGGGACGGTGTTTTTATTGCTACTTCTAAATAATTACTCAAACATAGAACCGTCTATATCTCTAAACACACCAGCATAGTGACGGAAGTCACTAATAGTTTGTTTAGCATGAAACAGTTCAAGCGGTATATCAGTAGAGTTTTTAACTATTGGCAAATAGTATCTAGCAATAATTTTTTCTAATCGAGTTACATCTTTTCTTAGAGCATCTTCGAGAATATTTCTAAAGCCTTTGTCTGTAAGTAATTCAGTCAGCCAGACATGATAGTCGTTCTCACTACTAAAATTTCTTTTTACTTCTCGTATCTCGTAATACAATGCTCTAACAGGATTTATGCCCGGTCTATATTTGTTCATAACATGGTCAAATATAAACGATTCATGTTCCGTTGATAAATCCTTCATCACCGCCACATACTCTTTTTTCAAAGCCATACGCAAACTTGTTATACAGTTAGTTAAAGTAGTAGCATAGTTACTCTTTAAGTGATCTGCAATTAGTTTGTGTTTGGGTGTTAGTTTATCGTAGTAGGCATCAAATATTTCATCTAAATCATATGCCCCGTTCAACAGTAGGTGTGGTAAGGTTTCTGTGCGACTATAATTATCAAGTTCGCTTTGTATCCGTAGAACTTCGAAGTTTATTACCTCGCCTTTCATGTTATATATTTATCAGGAATTTACTTCTAGGATTGTGTGAATTTTTTCTGCACCTTTGTTGTTAACAAGAGTAACCTTTGCTCCTGTGTGCAACGGAGAAGGCCACCAATCAATATCAACCCAGCAGTAACCTGCACTCTCGTTATTTAATATAGGTGAAAATTCTTTGTCTACTACATATATGAAACTGTAGTAAAAAAACTTTTTATCTTTACTTTGGAATACATCGATAGGATTTAATTTTTGAAGTTCTGGAACGAACCCAATTTCTTCTTTTAACTCTCGTTGGATACAAGCATATGGCGTTTCGGCTTTGTGCATGGTGCCTCCCCAGAAACCCCATGTGTTTTTAAATCTCTTTTCAGCCTTTCTTAATTGAAAAAGACATCTTCCTGTGTCTTTAGCAAGAAATAAAACTCCTGCTGCTGTAGTCATTTATTTTCCTCTTAAAGCAACAAACGCCAAAAGGTTGCATTGTAAACACCTTCGTGACTGCTAGTCCAAGAACCATTGGACCATTTATATTGCTTATTTGTGTATGTGTTTGTTGTATATTGTAAAGTATCAATGTTACTAGCATTAAAAGATACTACCCATTTTGTACCATCATATTCTATGATATCATTTTCATTAGCCTCAATATCCCAATTAGGATATCCTGACTTTGTAAGTGTTTCTGTTATTAAATATCTTTGTCCTGTTTCTGCTGATGCTAAACTGCCATCGCTTGGGTACGATGTTCTAGGATCTAATATTTTATCTACATTATCTAATGTATCTGCTGGAAGTGTTTCTGGGTCAATATTAAATATTAATTTTGTTGGGTCAATTGTGTTATATGATACACTTCCTATAACAGCATCTAAATCATTATCGCTGTCATTAGTTAAGTTTAATTTAAGTTTAGATGTTGCTGTTAACTCGCCTTGCATCTCTATTAAGTCAGCCCAACGAACTCCGTTGTATGCACTATCTAACAATACCGCACTAGCACCGTCAATTTGTAATTTGTAATCACCTGGTGTTGTAACAATTTCAGCAGTGTCTGGTACCTGTGCAAAAAAGTCTGCTAAGTCTGAATCAAACCCTAAACTATCTATATCGTTTGTTTCGTGTAAGTCAGTTACTATTTGTTGTATAATAGTTTGCTTCTTAACTTTAGCAGGTGGACTAAGCCAAATAGGTATTGCAAAACTCATTGTTGCAACATCAATTGATTCGTCAACGCCTTGCGGTATACTTCTACTGCTCCACTGCACATCAGTTAATTCAAGTTCAAATATATTAGTCCAATCTAATGGATTATTGTTTGATTGTAACTGTATAGTAGGATTGAATAATATCATTAACTGCTCTAATATTTGCAGTTTAGTATCAGTGTTGGTTGTCCATATATCTACTTGTAATGTTAAATTATACGGTACAGGCATATATCGCTGTACAGTGTACAAGTTTCCTTGCCCTGATTCATATTGTCCTGTAGCAGTATTAAATTCTCGTTCAGCAACCTGTGAAGTTTTCACAAAGTTAGGCTCCATGATTCTATCTCTAGCAACCTGTAAACTCTGTATACTACATGCTATAAAAGGCGCACTAGCAACAACATTCTCTGAGTTATTGCGTAGTATTTGTGCAACCATTCTACTTTGATCTGCATAACGGCAAGGCACAGTATTGTAGTGTACACCATTAGATGTATTTTCTGCTACTTGAAAATGTGAAAAGACTCTGATAAGTTGTTGCAAGTATCTTTTAACTTGGCCATCGTACCAGTAATCTAAGTTTTTCTTTGCCATTATATGTTACCTTTGTTATCCAAAGTCCTTGAGCATCTTTTTGATTTCTAAAGCATGTTGCTCTTCCATGCCAATTTGACCTCTAGCATATTCTTCTAACATAATACTCGCATCAGCAACTTCATTTAATAGTTCCTTGTACTTGCTGACAGCATTCATTTCGTGTTCTAAACTTTCGGTGAGTATTT